AGGCAATTGAATGTCACTATCAATCTGGATGATATCACTCATATCGACTTTCTGGAAAAAGTTGCTGATATCCCGGATACGGTCAGCTGCCGTTACAATCCAGGCGGGCATTTTGCCATTGCCAACAATATTATGGATAATCCCGGTGACGCAAAATATGGTATGACCAGAGAGCAGATGACAGAAGCTTATAAAATTCTTTTAAGCAAGGGTGTTAAACATTTTGGAATGCACGCTTTTCTGGCCAGCAATACTGTGACTAATGATTATTATCCGGAACTGGCACGGATATTGTTCCAGGTCGCAGTGGAATTGAAGGAAGAGACAGGAGCGCATATTGAGTTCATCAATCTGTCCGGCGGTGTCGGTATCCCTTATCGTCCCGATCAGGAGGGCAATGATATTATGGTTATCGGCGAAGGCGTACGTCAGGCTTTTGAGGATATCCTGGTGCCTGCAGGAATGGGAGACGTAAAAATTTTTACAGAGATGGGCCGTTATATGCTGGCTCCCTATGGGGCACTTGTTGCTAAAGCCATCCACGTTAAACATACCTATAAAGAGTATATCGGACTGGATGCCTGCGCTGCTAATCTGATGCGTCCAGCCATGTACGGGTCCTATCATCACATTACCGTAATGGGTAAGGAGGATGCGCCCTGCGATCATAAATATGATATTACCGGCGGTTTGTGCGAGAATAACGACAAATTTGCTATCGACAGGATGCTGCCGGAAATCAATATCGGCGATCTGCTCTTTATTCATGATGCGGGAGCACATGGTTTTGCCATGGGCTACAATTATAATGGTAAACTGCGCAGTGCGGAAGTGCTGCTGAAGGAGGACGGCAGTACGGAATTGATTCGCCGTGCGGAGACTCCGGCAGATTACTTTGCTACTTTTGATTTTACAGGATTATTTAAAAATATATAGGCTGAATGAGGGGAAACAGGGCTGATATTTAATATCGGCCCTGTTTCATTATTTATGGTAAGATAATAGAAAATACTTTTTTAAAGGAGTGAAACAATGACTATTATAGCGCGAAATCTTGTTTGAGAATTTGCGAGATTTGAAATGAGAATTTTTTTTGCATAAAAATAAGACTTTCGGTCTAATTTTAATTAGAAGAACAGATGATAGGAATAAAAATTAATGTTATGGTAATCCATATGGACAAAATGAATATTATCGCATACCCAAGTGGTGATTTTTTCATAAATCCTCCTTTAAATGCTCATTGAAATACCTTTAAACGAAATATAAATTTATAAAAAAGCAGCCTATCTGGGCTGCTTTTTATATTTCATCAATTCTTATGTCTCGTCAGAAGTAGGCTCATATGTCATCTTAAAGATATCTGGTTTGCATGGATACAATTCGCCCTTTACTCCTTTGATGACGTAATCATCATAGCTTACTGCATGGATCCCTTCCAATGTTCTTATAAAAAGGTCTGGGCCTTCAAAATATAAAATGCCTTGTTTGTAGGCGTCCACTGCCCACTCAGGCACATAATAATCACCGTTACTATTCATGAAGTCTCCATCAAATTGAAACGCTTCGATGGTTATTGGTTTTTTCGTGAACTTCATTTTGTATTCTCCTTTTAATCAACAACTTCTAACAGTATATTGTTTCCGTTCGCAATGATCCAATTAGACACTTCGATTCCATCGGCATTTTGCATGCGTAGACAGCCAAGGGTAGGTACCCAGCCTTGATATGGAGCATAAGGATTGGGAAGCCCGCTGCCGCCGCCGTGTATATCACGCGCTCGGTAATCGTGCGTTGTGATATAAAAAGTGCCATAGGGTGCACCGAAATCCCCGATCTCTGCTTTGCACCAGTATTTGCCGTTCGGCAGCGATTCTCGCGGTTGTCCAGACTCATTGTAGCCAGGGACAAAAGCGCTGCGGCAATCATAATTATTAATTACTAGGCCGCGATCGTCCATGGTATATAAACGTTGCTGGGATCTAATGAATTGTAATTGCATTTATTGCTCCTCCAATGTGATTTTCAAAAGTGTTTTAATGCTTTTCGCTTTGTCGATTTCGGCTTTTTTCGCCTCGTACCACGCATAAGCTGCCAACTGTCCTTCGCGCGTAGCGTTGTAAACTGCCGTCATGCCATCAAGCGTCAGCTCTGCCAAACCTTTTTGGCTGGCGGATAACCATACTTTGTAATATGTGGTGCCAGTGCCAGCTATGAGCAATGGTGTGTATGCTGCCATAAAATTGGTGATGTCTACTGCTGCACAATCAAAGCCATATTGTATGCCATCAATTTCAACCCAGCGGATGGCATCTCGTTTTTTGGCAAAAAATAACCCCGCCTGTGCTTTTAGTATTTCCCTGCAGCGTTCCAGCGATGGGTATTCTTCGACCTTTTCGATCCCTAAAGTTGAAAGAACATCAACATCAGCATCTGCTCCGACAGGAAAGCTGATATAAGGATACGCCTGTTTTAGCTGCGCAAAGCTGTCATATGTATTTCCTTCGTATTTATATTTGATAACCTTCTGTATCATTCGTACCACCCCAATTCTAAAGTAAAGCCTAATGTCGAACCCGCCGTCAGGTTTGTATAACCCCAATTAGCCAAGTCTTCGCTAAAAAGGTCATAGCACATATTTATATTATCCCAGCAGGACTGAACATCATATATCGTAAACGGTTCGCCCCCTGTAGTGCTGTGAATTATGATCTTACTTAACTTCTCAAACTTTATACCAAATTGTGGAGAGGACACGTTGTCAAAATATAGGTAGGATTCCGTCATAAACAGCGTGGCTGCATTTACGCTTATGACTACCCTTGATATTTCCGTGTTTGCCTTTACTGTTTCCAGAAGGGGGTGTAAAGTTCCGAAGCCGCCAGTAGGGGAGCCCGACGAAGCGTACATAAACGTCAGGCTGGGTTCACCCCCTTCAACTAACTCACATTCGACGTTGCCTAACCACGATTGAACAGCTCCCCCGTAGGCAGCAACCAACAGAATCTTATTAGATAACATTACAACGCCACCTTTCCAAGTATATAGATAAAGATAGCATTCGCAGGCTCATTCACTTCCATAGCGATTTTCAATACTTCGCCATACTTAATATCAGGCAATGCACCATTCATCATGTAAACTTTAGGAGTATTAGATCCAATGACATTGTCAGAACCAATACTGAAAGAGTAAAGTGCGGTTTCCCGATAAACAGAAATAATAAACGTTTTGACATATCCAGTCATATCACCAGTGTCTCTAAATACTACACTTCGGCCCAAACTGTCATTAATGATACAGGTCTGAATATTTGAGTCCCCTCGTTGTAAGACTGTTGGCAATGCTCCGACTGCCTGCATATCGGATTTTGTTTTTAAAACTCCATTAAAGGTATTTGTAGCTGTAAAAGTGTTAGCGGCAGCAGCGACTACATCACCTGCTCCTGTGCCGTCTGTGCCTTTGTCACCTCTGGGTATTGTTATATCAAGCACGGCTGCGGTATCTGTTCCGACGTTGGTCACGCTTGCTGTAGTTCCCGGCTCTCCTGTTGTTACGGTTCCTATTGCGACTGTAGCAGCTGCACCGGCTTTACCGTCAAACCCTGCCGGAATGCCGAAATCCAACACAGCTTTTTCAATAGTGCCACTGTTCGATACCGTTGCTGCCGATCCAGCTTCAAGAGTTTCAACACTACCAATCGTCAGCGTTCCGTATTGGACTACATTAACGCCACCCGGAACGGGCGTGAGCTTTATTGTCGGTATTTTAACTACTGGATCACTCACTGTGAACCACCGCCTTTATGTGTAAATTTGCAGGAAAAAGTAGCGTCGTGACGTGCCCTTCGCTGCGCAAGACAAGGTCGTACACATACGAACCAACTGGTATCTCCGCGAATGTCGCAGCCGGTATATTGACATTGATTAACCGGTCTGAAACGTCGCACTTCGCCTGATGTATTACATCCGAACTATTGGCTGTAGCCTTTACGGAAAAAGTAATATCATCACCAGCAGACGCACCTTCAATTTCCCATGCACAACTAAATGTATCGCCATAAGAGCAGGTTATATCTAAACCATTTGCGATAATCATCAGTTCACCCCCAGTTCAATCACGCGATACCAGCCTGCTCCGCCTCCGGCTCCGGGGTCGACATATCCGTTGCCAACAAAATGATTACGCTGGCATATTACTTTAATACATCCGCCTCCACCACCACCGCCGGGATTGCTACCAGTGATTATTCCGTTTGTCCACGGCGTCCCATTTGTGCCGCGAACGGAAATAGTACCGGCGTTTTTGTATGCTGTGGTAACTATTTGGACACAGCCGCCGCCGCGGCCACCGTTGCCGCCATGAGCATTATTTGAGCTTGAGCTTGGTCGGCCATCACCACCTGTACCGCCGCAGCCCATGCAGGGAATGTCAGAACGCATTAAATGCCTTATAATTCCTTCGTCCATCGTCACACGTACACCATTCACCTGGGGGTCAGTCCATTCAGAATTATTTGCGCCAGCGCCGCCAGCACCGCCGCCGCTGGCTTCTCCGCGTGTATATGGGTAGTGCCATCGCCAGCCATAACCGTTCTCTAGTGATTCTATTTCGCCATCTCCGCCTTTGCCACCGAATCCGCCGCTACCATCACCATTGATGAGACCGGCGTTAATGAACATTCCTTGGCAGCGTATATCAATAAAACCAGCTACATATACCGTCACGCCAGCGGGGATATATACGCTTCGAAAATCGTATCGTCCTTTAAGTGTGACGTTCGATGTCGGGTAAAAGTCACCGTCGCTGCCATCACCACAGTCGCGCCACCATGAGGGATATGCGGCAGAGGTAACACCGGTTAATGTTCCTTTCGCTAAATAGGTTATTTCAACAATCTTTCCGGCATCTGCTGCAGCAAAAAGAATCTGCCCTGTGTTCCAGTTTTCATTATTATCGGCATTTGTATGGTAATCCGGGTAATATTGCCCGGCTACCGGGGTGGCCGATACCTCGGTCAGTGATTCTCCGTAGACTGCCGAACCGCCGGAAATATCATTAATATATCTGGCTGAAGTAGTCGATGGCGCTGACTTGACCGGGACCTCAGTAAGCGTAACTATATACGGAGATATGGCCGGGACTAAATGCCGCTCTGTCAGCGTTATATTAGATGGAATGTCAGCATATGCATCATATCTGTAATTACTTGGATTTGCCATTTTGCCTCCTATTTGAGCTGTTTGGTTGCTGCAGCCTGCAGTAATTCGAGGTCTTTTGCATATCTGGACAGTTCGGCCAGATATGTATCTATTTCCGCAGGCTGCTTGCCAAGCTCCATGTCGCATTTGATGCCTTTGTCAGCAGAGACGCTATATTTTAGCTTTGTTATTGGGTATTGATGGGCTATACCCGCTCTGTCAGTAATAACTGCCTCGCCATCCGTCCACATCTTCCGGACGTTAAACCGTCCGTCCGCCAAAGGGTAGGGGAGCTGTATCTCGCCAACTTTGGCTGATAGGGCCAGTTTAGACATTGACAGCAGCTGATTT